AATTTCAGGGTCAACATTATCCGGCCCGATTATGAATAGCGGAATATAGCTCATCGGCTTGCCGTTCATTGTCGGATAATAACGCTCAAGCTCCACATCGGTAGCCTGCCGATTCTTTTCCTGAACCTCGAATATCCTGACGCGATAAATGTCATTCTCATCCATATCCAATACGCGATAACGAGTTACTACTGCATCCTCGAAATCATCAATCGGTATGTTGTGTTCTTCCTTGATTGTCGCCATTGAAAGCGCATATTTGTTATTGATTCTGCGCTGCTTCCAGTTGATAATCTGCTCGGCTTTGATTGTTGTTAGACTGGGACGGATATTCAGTGCTGTAGCGTCTGCAATAGTCATAGAATCGCTTGTTACTGGATAATTTACCAGCAATCCAATGCGACCAACTTTCAGACATTCTTCGGAAATTTCTTGCGCCAATACATTTAACGGGATTCCTGTCAACGTAATATCATCGAACATAGCAAGCGTATTAGGCGGTGCGTCAACCACTGCTGGCACACGCATGAGCATACCAATGAATCCAGATATTGTTCTATAGAGACTGTTGTACAGAACAGTCCTATTGAGTCTAGCTTGATATGCAGCAGGAGGTTCGTCTGTTAATGCTGGGAGATATTCTGTAGTCTTATCGCGGAGTGATTGAGTACCATTATAGACATCGCGCATACGAGTCCAAAATGGTAGCATCTCAACATAACTTGGATGCTGCGTTCTAACGCCCTTATTCTTCTGTGCTTGTGCCATGCGAATACCTCGCGTAACGAGTAATTTTCGCAAGGGTATCAGCATATTATAGAATATGCAAGTGTGTGCTTACAAACCAGTTATGGTAGCGAACTGCATGACGTGATTCTTTTGAAGTTCCATAAAGCACCTAGACAATGAGTCACACTGATCGTCGTGAGAGCAATTTGGGAACCCTTCAAGTTCCTTAATTAGTTCTTCATTCCATTTTGCGCGTAACATTTTTACATTGCCAGAATTCAATTGGCTCGCAAAGGGTTCCGCCCTTGTTACCTTATCGCCTGATTCTGGGCTTGACGATATTCTGAATCCTGATAGCTTTCGTGTAAGATGTTGCGCCATGAATTTTCCTGCTGCACCGGGATCCACGGGCAGTGATTGCAATACACTAAGTCCGTCGCGGGTTGCTGTTGCAAGCAATGTATTCTCAACCTCTTCAGGCATTCCACGAAAACGCACAATATCGCATATTGTATATCTACCTTCATAATCGACGTGCAATAGTGCGCCCACGCTGTAATCTGGGTCATTACCTTTCTTCTCGTCGTAGGCTGTACTTGCGAAGTCCCACGCACGCACAAAACGACCGCCAATCGGCATTACGTCAATATACGATACATTTTTAGTAGTAAACACTCCACCCTCTTTAGCGATGCGAGGCTGCCCCATCCAAATATTTAGATACTTATCATAATCCATTTCCTTCATCTTCTCAGCAAGCATGATGGATGATTCGTCGGCTAGATTATTGTCAATATAATTGACGTGGATAAGAGTTACGTCTGGGTCTGGTGTTAGAACGAATCTACGGTACACATAATCGTCAACATTACCTGTATTGAAGCCAATCCATATCTCTGCATCCTTGACACGGATAGTGGGGTCTAACTCATCGAACGTTTCTTCGGCAAGGTCAACTGCTTCCTCAATCCAGCATATCTTAGTACCTTCAAGAGATTTAATTTCTTTCATGTTGTGCTTCAATCCGCGAAACACAAAGTCAGTACCAGATTTTCTATGGCGGATTGCATTCACAAGCACATTGAACTCGCCATCAAGGTGCAAGTCTTTTATTCTATTCTCAAGAACAGATAACACTGAGTCTGCAATAGTGGATTGAATCTGTCGGCAGCAAAGTACGGTTTGTTTTTCTTCCATTGCACGGAGAATTGCGGCAAGTGCAAAAGTCCAGGACTTCGCAGCCGCGCGTCCGCCATATGCCACATAATACCGAGTCCGCTTATGCCCTCTATCGACGATACGATGCTCTGGAATGAGGTATCCATTCTCAGGATTGATTATCCTGCGCTTGCTATCGAATGCGCCTTCTATCTCTTTGCCGTTGACGATGATAATCGGTGCGCGATTTTTCTCGAACAAAGGAAGCCATAATGGCGAGGGAAGCTCTAATTCCATATTAAATCCAAATAAGGTGCATAACAGATACTCAGGTCGCTCAGTCGTTCGATATGTTCCCAACCGAATATCGGTCAACAGACCTCGATTTCTACCGTACACTTAAGTACGGCTATCCCGAACAAACGTCTTATGGGACGAACTGCCCTCAATGATACCTGTTATGCAAAACTGTTAAATTATCTACAATCCATTCCGCCATCAACTACAAAAACTATTAACATTACTCAATGAATTCAACTAGCTATTATTGACAGTTAATCCGCCATATCTCTAAATCTTCGGCAAAGTAACGCCAGTTTGACCTTGATACTTTCCGCCACGGTCTTTATACGAAGTCTCGCATACTTCATCAGCCCAGAAGAATAGGAATTGTGCGATACCTTCGTTGGCGTATATCTTCAATGGAAGCGTAGTTGTATTGGATATTTCAAGCGTTACTTGGCCAGTCCACTCTGGTTCCAATGGCGTAACATTTATAATTGCACCGCATCTTGCATACGTCGATTTACCCAAGCAAATAGTAAGCACATTACGCGGTATCTTAAAATACTCAACAGTCCGTGTAAGCGCAAATGAATTAGGCGGAATAATACAATAATCGCCTTTCACGTCAACGAAGCATTTTTCGTCAAAGTTCTTTGGGTCAACTATCGTACTGTTGATATTTGTGAATATCTTGAATTCGTCTGAGCAACGAGCATCATATCCATAGCTTGAAGTGCCATAAGATACGATTCGTTTCCCATCAATTTCTTTCACTTGGTTTGAGCTGAATGGTGAAATCATGTCGTGATTTTCTACCATCCTGCGAATCCAGCTATCAGACTTTATGCTCATTTTCTCTCTTTTCTATTTCGCAATCTAAATACCAACGTGCTTTACGCAAATCTTCAATTGCATTTCCTTTTAGGTCTGCCCTCCAAATATATTTCAGCGCATTACCTAAACAAAATCCCATGTGTTTCGTTATCTGGATTGTTTCGATTCCACTTGGATGGCTAGTATAATGCTTCGGATGATTTACGTTATCATTCGTTATCATCATAAATATCCACGTCAGTTACATTCTCAATCACTTTCTCTACTTGCTTAGGAGAGCTTAAAAAATTGAGAGTAAAAACTGGCCTACTATCAGCACTCAGCGTAACCTCTTGCGGAATAGACTTCTCGTTGAACTTCACCCTATCGCGTAATCCGGCAATCTTCATGGCATGTTCAGCCCTAGCCTTTGCGATACCAGCTTGTGCAGCAGTCAATTGTTCGCCCTTATTAGCCGCTGCTTCAAGGTACATGGCAGCATCATCAGCAAGTGCCATCGCGGACGCTTGCATGGCCGGTTCTAGCGCGTCTCTGTGGAACGCCATCCACTTGATTAGCTGCTCACGCGATAGTCCAAGCTTCTTGGATGTATCGTCAAGCGTTAAACCATTCACCAGATAATTCAGTATCGCACCCGCACCACCGATAGCTTCGATGCGTCTGGCAGAATCCTCGCTTGGCGCAATCAGGTTCTTGATATTCTCGACACGCAATACCTTCATCGTCTCGTCATCAAGGGCGACTATTTTGTTATCGTCAACGATGGTGATTCCTTTTGCTCTACTCATTGCAGCTTCGGCACATCTTTAGGTTGAACTTCGCAGCAACCGCAATCGCATTCATTATCATCCTCTGCCATTTCGTTGCAGATAGATTGCCACTGTGCCTTGTACATTGTCTTTAGTGTTGTCAATGCGCCAATGACTTCGCTATAGTTAGTTTCATCTGCATCAAACTTGTCGCCAATGAAGTCCATCAAACTGTCAAACAGGTCTTTGCTCATGTTGCCTCCTTTTGTTTATCAAGCCATTCACCAACCGCCCGACGGATTATTTCGCTGACAGGCATTCCAGTCGCAAGTTTCGCAGACTTTAATCTTGCGAGCAATTCAAGCGGGAAATAAAGGTTGATACGTTTCACTTGATACTCACCCACGATTCCGTGTGTTCTGTTCGCTCAATAGCATCCGACACGTTCACCGGCATTGAGAATGTGATACCGTGGTCGCGGTGCGTTATCCACATTGCTTGGCGTGGATTTTCATACGGGAAATTATTTGCATAGGCATATTCGTTATAGCCGCAAAGCGAGCCATTCACCATCAATCGCTGCAACTGAATCAACTGATGGAAGTGTCCGCCAATCATTGTGTCATACGCCATGTTAATCTGCATATTGCGGCTTCTTTTTTTATGATCGCCGCGTGTTAAAGGCCCCAATGCTCCAATCATTGAATCGCCTCCCCTGAATTGGTCAAGGTGAGTAAGCAAGTATCTATGCCCATAAATCCGGTAGTAAGCATCCGGCCCACTTGGGATAAAGAACGTAACGCGCCTATCGTTCTTGAAATGCTTTTCCAGCAGCACATAAGTTAGCCAATCAAGCGATGTATATGCCCTATCCTTTGCGCGTATCTTAATAGTTGTGCGCCCATGATTGCCCGTAACACACGGCACGAATACTTTGCCGAACTTATCAGCAAGCGTTTCTATGCACCATATAAGCGTTCCGAATAGGTCAACGACTGATGGTATCAATGGTATGTCATTAGTCTCTTTAAGCTCATCGTGGATGTCGCCTGATACCATATCGCCACCTAGCGCAACGACAATACCCGGATATTTCGGATTGACCATGTGATTATTCAGCAAATCGATTGCGCGATTTACAAGTTGCTTTGCGCGGTCTTGCGCTATTTCGATATTGTACTTATTTACACCACCGATTTGTGTCGGGTCAATCTTTTCACCCCAATGCCAATCTGAACAAAGCAATGTCGGTACGCCCGGCGATGATTTTGGCGGATTGGAATCAATCAACCAATTTGGGGGGGCTGACGATGTTTCCGACAATCCAAATATCTTCGACCTGATATATTTGTCTGTCAGTTCATCGCGCTTATAAGATGACAATTGCGCTTCCAATGTCGCAATTCTATGTTTTGTTGTATCTTCATTATTCTTTACTACAACACCGCTTGGCTTAAAACCGCGCCCTATTGCACGATCCAATCTATCATCAAACGTACTTCTTGGAATGCCAAGCATTTTTGCAGATTCAACTTTATTTTGACAAACAGAATAAGCATCTACTGCCGCTTGCAATTGTTCTTCAGTATTTAATGGCTGGCTCACGCGTGGCACCTCGGCTTAAAGAATTGGCAAGCAACATCTTCCATATCAACAGGAAGACCTCGTTTGAAATCAGGAACACCATCTTCCCATACAGGGGTTGGCGGCGATACCCAACAATGGTATTCTTTTGCGCCCTTAACCTTTCCATAGGAGCATACACCGCAACACTCACCGGGAAATTTTTGCTTAGGCAGTGCTGTAATCTTCGCCATATCAAGGCTCATCACAACAAATTGTATTTGATACATTCGATGGATATACGTCAATCGGCTTTCCGATTGCTTTGACATATCTCAAATCACTCTCACGTTTCCGTGATTCAATGAGCATTGCGCTCAATTGTTTTGGCGTATATTCTATGAATTGCCCGTTCTCTACTAACTTAAAACTCAATACGCCATCAATAACGTTTTCTTCAAACATATCACCTCCCTCCGAAAATATCTTTCAAAAAATCCGGCATTTCACTTGAATGAGATTTATTACGATTACGATTCTGATTAAGCATTGATTTGATTATGTCGTTACACGGCTTGCAATATACCGCCATACCAGCACGTACCCTTGCATCACGCAATGTCGCCATGTATTTTCCGCAGTGATCGCAATGAAGTTCGGTGGTCATGGGTGCAATATACATACATATACACATTCTGTCAATTACTTTGTATATGCTGTAATCGGATTACAGATTTTGTCAATAACCTTGTTCACGCAACCTACTTTGTTCACTTTGCATGAACAATCAAAAATAAAGAAAGTTATACTACCTTTTTCAGATAAATAGTATAACTCTATTTAAGATTAGGAACTCGCTGTAATCGGATTACACTTAGTCACTTGGGACGGGACTATGTAAACATATTCCATATTCAAGAATATAGAATGCTGCAATCTGATTACATTACCCATAATGGATATGTTCGTTCCCAATTTGGGTATATCAGCCAATTTTGCGCATGATAGTTCGCATATAATTTAACCAATGTTCCAAATCACCAGCAGATTTTAATAAGTGACGGTAAATTGTAACTGTAATCGGATTACAGAGTTGAGACTTTACTTTAAGAGTGTAATCGGATTACACTTTTCCTTTCATTGTTTAAAAATCCGCCAAACCATGTGATCAAGAAGAATCACCAAAAGCATAGTGTATGCACCCGAACATGAATGCCGTATTCCATCCCCAACTCTCATCAAACTCTATAACTGCTCCATCGTCTGGAATTTCGTTATCATCTATGCTATATCCATATTTGAATTTTTTAGAGGAGCAATTACCAATGCGCGGCGAAGACTCAAGCTGTTCCCAGTATTTGCACGTAGAGCATCTCCCTAACACGAAGTTAGCACATTCATCTTGCACAGGCTGTTCATCAGTTTGGTAAAGGTTAGTGGTATCTGCTATGCACTTTTTGCACACATCAATCGGCTCCACCTTCATTTCAAGGCAATTAGCGCATTGTGCATCGCCAGCGCCAAGTGGTTTCAGTTCATCAATCCGCTTCTCTATACCTTTCATTTTTCGCCTTCGCATATCCTAACCATGCATTCGCACAGTCGTGAATCTCGTGATGATCTGATAGTCCAGCGCCACTTCGCGCCATTGGTACTGTAAACTCAATTCGCCCGCCTCTTTTCGCGGGAACTCAGTAGTTGTGCCGTATGTATTCCATTCTCATACCATCAAACCCAAAAAAATCTTGCGGATGCAATTCACAGCCGCGTCCGCACCAGTACTTCCCATATCGCTCCATTCAGGTGCAACTTCATTTAGAGTTCCTACTACACGCCTCCATGACCTCGCCTGTTGAGCTTCCGGGGATGCGTCATCACATTCCAAACTCTCATGTCGTACTCGCTCATATTCATTTTGCAATACCTTGATAAAATCCATGTATTTTAATAAAGTTGAGTGCATAGATTCGTTTCCGTTTTTTAATTCTAAAATCTCCGCGTTCAGTAGCGTAACTTGCGTATTAAGGCTCATTTTGTCCGACTCAGAAACCTCGAAAGCTGCTCTCCATTCAACATCCTGAGTAAAAATGGCTTGCCGCGCAGCAAATAAATCTGCATTCAATTCTTCCACGCGCTGCCGATATTCAGCAATTGTTTGGTCTGGGTAGCTCATACATTCATCCATGCGTTATTTGCCAGCTTCTTTTGTAGGCAAGAAACCCAACCAGCGCCAACCCACACCGATTTTGTTCTCCACTCGCAGCCATCTTGACCAATCCATGATTCTGTAACTCTGCTTTCATTGTGGATCTTCATGATATTTACTCCGTTGTTAAAAAGATTTCAGCATGTAATCACACTCCTTTCAGCACACCACCACCCAATCACGAATTCGGGCATCATGCAAGATAGCCATGTGTTTTCCGCAGTAATTACAGTTTAGTTCTATTCCCATATAACTCATCTTCAGTAATCTCAAACGAATCCATCAACGCTTTGATATACCCATACTCAAAGCCAAGTGTGAATACGCCATCATTCCACTTGTATTGAGCTATCGTTCCACGCATATCCACAGGATAGCCAGAACGGTCAAGTCCATCACCTCCAGTTATTCCGCGAATCTTTTTAATTGCTGATTTTTTATTCATGCCGCCACTATACAGCCTATATACACACTTGTCAATTACTTTTAGCTTACTGTAATCGGATTACAGAGTTAATGTAGTTTATGAAGAGTGTAATCGGATTACACTTTTCTCACTGTTTAGCGCGAATGTGAAATAGTTGTTGACTTGGTGGCGGGAATGTGGATAATGACTACCTATCAGCGGTTGCGCGCTAGTTTGATTCGATTGAAGCCTTAATCTCATCATGTTTTGAATCCTTCGGGAAGGTGCGCAACCACCTAAAGACATGAGCAGATTAAGGCTTTTTGCTTTCCGCTGGTCGCAAGTGACGCGATAGACAGTGACCTGCATGGGTCGGATGCAC